AATTTTATATTTTGATTTAATTTTATATTTTGATTTAATTTTGTGTTTTAATTGTATTCTCTATAATATTCTCAAACTTATTTTTTACAGAAGTTGATTTTATTATATCTATTAATTTATTCATAGTATCATCATCTAAAGTATCTTTGAATTTTTCTTGAATAGAAATTATAAGATTTTGAATAAAAGTATCGATATGTTTTTTGACTTCTGGTTTTGGGTTTTCTTTATTTGTTGGAAATTCAAATTTATCAGGGAATGAATAAATTTGGTCTCGAATATACATTATGTATTTTCCCATTAAATTAGTTCCATACAATTTACCATCTTTGATTATACCAGACCATAATGGAGTCATTCTTTCACCCCCTCTATCATATTCCAATAAATAATTATTACCAGTGCTTATCAAAGTTTTTCTAAATCTATCAATTCTGAATTTCTGCCATAACAAATCAAACCATAATTCACTTGTGTTAACAAAATTTTTATCTCTTGTTAATCCTAATTTTAATCCTCTTTTTTCATTTGTTACCATTTTCGGAATAATACCGATATTATTTTTTTTCATCCAAAATAATTTCTTTTTTTCCCAATCTTTATCAAACGCTAAATCAAATCCGCTATCAAGTTGTCCTAAATCCCCTTCAACGCTAAATCTTTTTCTTTGTTCTTTTATATACTTTTGTGCTTGAAATGCATGCTCTGTAGATATGTATCTCAACCCATCGTATTCAATGCCTTCCTTGATATATGCAAAATTAGATAACATATTATAAGGCGGTTTTCCACAAGCGTAAAAAGGTATGTATGGTTCATTTTCAATGTATTCTCGTAGCATCGTTTAACTTTAATTAATATATATATATTAATTAAATAAAATTTTCATTTTTATCAAATTGAATGACTTCATATGCATTAAACAATAAAAGTATCAACATATTCTTTATTAAACCTTACATTATGAAATTCCCAGAAATCAGGGCATCCGAATTTAAAACCATCAGGAACTTGTCGAGCTTTGAACCAGAAAAGACAATCTTCAAGTTTATTACTTTTGGTTGCATTATGAATGTATAGAGCAGTGTAATCATCCGTCATTTGATCCATAATATCACAGAACTGTCCGAAATCTGGAATAACACCAGCGTAGTTCTCCCATAATGATTTACGGTTTTTCAAATTGGTCTCACGTAGAATGAAAGTTCCATCAATGTTAGTTCGAATAACGGGTTTAACATCCATACAGTACTGTAAAGATAGAATATACCACATTTTCCAATGACGAGCATTTTTGTAAATCCCTTGTTGAAGGGGTTTATTAAAAACTGATGGAGTATCTGTACAGTCATCCAATAAAACTACTGCCCAAGGGTTCTCTACATGTTTACATGCAATTTTCTGACGTTGAATAACAGTTTTCAATTGTTCTTCATCGTATTTATTAAAAATGAATGTTTCTGGAAAGATTTTTTTATAGAAACCGTTACTGTCTTCGGTTCCTGAGAATACAACCCCACAAGGATAAATATTTTTCTTACCGTATAACAAAGCAGAAATTAAAGTGCTTTTTCCAGTTCCAGGCTTTCCGATAATAACGTGTTTACAACCTCCTTGGGATGGATTCATATAAGTATCGGAATTCGGTTGTAAAATGTCTAAATCCAATTCTTTAATGGTCATTTTTAGGCTATTAGAAGGATAGTTTTGAGTGTTAGTTGTATTCATCGATACGCTAGGCATATTAGTTAACATATTAAAAGACATGTTATAAGATATTCTTTAAAAAGAACTATGAAATGTTTAAGTTTTAATTTGTATAATTTATTATTTATCCTGAATTTCTTACCAAATTAATTTGTCTTCTAAACTATCTCTTATTCGTCCTCATTAATTCGAATATCTTTTTCTAGCAGATCCTTCGTTTTCATATAGATTGAAATTCTACCTAAACCCCCAATATCGGTTCTAAATAATAACGGAAGTCCTTTTTTAGTAAAAATATGAATACTGGAACTCAACCCTGACATTTTAGTAATTCTAGAAAGTTGTTCTGTGTCTAGTTCACTTGTATATTCTTCTTCCTCATCTTCATCATCAGATCCTTCTATTTCTCCAAATTCTACGTGTCTTTTCATAACTCCTCCAGCATTACATACGAATTTAATGTGAAAATTTTTAGAAAAAATAGAAGTTGTAGTTCCGATATGAGCCATATCTTTACACATTTTATGATATTCTGAACTAGGAACGATAATAGGTTTTGAATATCCTTCTGGTAAATCAATATCCAAAGTTTGAATGCATTGGATTTTTACAAAAGATGTAGTGATACGGGTGTTTTCTTTTGGAATAACTTTAATACCTAAATCGGTTGGAGATTCATCATCAATGAATAAACAAACTGAATCCTTCTTTTTGATAGATTTAAGCATTTTGTGAAAATGGTTTAGATTAATCCCTAAAAACATTTTTTCTTTGGGAATAAATTTATATACTGAAAAATTTTCGCTTTCAAGAAACAAATGAATAAGAATGGAACGGTGGTGATCCATCATACATAGTTTGATTCCTGAATTATCTATTTCAAAACAAGCAGTTTTAATACTATTCTGGAGCAATTCAGCTAATATCTTAATAGTGTATGCATTCTGCGTTTTAGCTTTAAACAAAATTGTCATTTTTCTTTTTACTTCACAAACTTTAAATTTATAATTATTTAAACTGTTCGCTTTTTCATATAAATAAATGCCTGCAAACGTTTTTATGCCTAATGTGAAATATCTTGAAATAACCGATATAACTCCTGACTGGAAACTTAAATCGTATGTGAATGAGGGTAAACCATCAATTGTAATGGTCCAAGGGAATTTTTGTGGGTGGTGTACTAAAGCCAAACCAGATTATACCCGTTTTCAAAATAATTCTAAAGTAGCTGTTTGCGCTATTCAATCGGATGGAAATGATTCGGAAAAGGAATTGTATAAAGGTCTTCGAAACTGGGATCCTGAATTTTCAGGAGGAGTTCCTTGTTATTATTTATTTAATCCAGATGGGAGTTATAATGGAAAATATTCAGGAGGGAGAGACGAACAATCTTTAAGATCGTTTTTTAATGCTTAGACTATTAATGATTAGACTATTAATGATTAGACTATTAATGATTAGAAGTTTGTTTCTTACCGTGTTGGCGTCTTAATACCAACCGTTTGTTCAAGACCCTTTTTGACAACACTCTCGATTGTTTTTGACTGTAATTAGATTTTCTAACCGATTTTCTAGGTTTTCCCGATTTTCTAGTATTAAGTTTTGCCATTTTATATTAAACAATATAAAATAGAAAAGTAAAATAAAGAATTTAATTTATAGTCATAAAGAAAATGGTGAATGTCAGAGTTAAGAAAAATATAACAGATGGAGGAGAAGTAAGGGAAATACCTATATATCTTCTTGATACGTTAGAAACGTTTAAAAAACGGTTAGCGGTTGAGATAAAAACTCTTCCAAAATATTTATACTTTCCAGAAGAACTTACCTATTCAAAATTAAAAGACAAAGAGATTACTGTAATTGATATTTTATATCTTATTAAACAGACCGCAAAAGGGGTGAATATTGAAACTAATTTTTTGGAGTTGTTAGAAATGATTAAAAGAGCCGATATTAAATTGAATATACGTGATGATGTTGCAATAGTTTGGTTTGGGTACTGTAAAGAAAATAATGTTTCTACTGGAATTGTAGATAACGTAATAAATGAAATGGTTAAAAGTAAAATATTTTTTACTAAAAAATACGCTGAAACTTATTACGCTTCTAAAGATATTCTTAAAGCAACAGAAATTGCATTTAAAAAACTTAATAGAGAAACTCCTGTTGAAGAACAGAATTTTAAAAAATTTCAAGAAATTGATATTGAAAAGGTTCAGGCAACCGAATTTAAACCTGAATACACAGAATTTAAACTAGTTACCTCGATACAGAATATTTCTTTATTAGAAGTGTTTAACAGTATTGTACTTTCAGAACGTATTCCTTTTGCTACATGTAAGAATTTCTATAAAGTTTATAAGAAATTTGTTCCTGATAAATCTATGGAAAAAACAATGGAAAATGCAATCGTTCTAAAAGTTATGAACAGAAATAAGAAAAACGACTATAACTATACAGATGTTATTGTAAAAATGGAAAATGCAGAAACCGATACGACCGTTATGATTATAGAACTGGTTATTCAAACTACTAAAAACCCTTCAGCCTTAAACGATAGAACAGAGGTTGAAAATGAAGTGCTAAAACTCTTTGATATTCAACCTACCGTAGTTAAGGTAGTTGAGAAATCTATATCGGGTTATTTTCATATACCTCAACGTTTATTTAATAAATACATTTTTTCGGATTTAGTCATGAATAACGATATTTTCGAACAACTTGTTAATCTAGACGAACAGAAAAAAGCGACTAAAAAACGTACTTATATTTATTTCAACCATCCTTCAACTGGGTACATAACAAGTACCATAACAGGAAAGTATACGACTACTATTTCTAAAAAAACAGATTATAAATTATCAGGAGAAAATTTAGATTTTTTTAAAGAAGGTTCTCCGTATTTAAGAGTGTCTATATCAATTGCTGATAATACAGAAAGTATTCGTTTATTTCAAGAAATACTAAGAAGACTTTTGAGTATATACGATGAAGAAAAGGATAAAATCATAGAAGATTATAAAGAGTACATTCCCGATTTTGGTAAAGAAGATGAATACGAAGACCAAGATGAAGAAGAGGATGAGGATAAAAACGAGGATGGTAAGAAGAAACGCAATGTTAAAAATGCAAAATTATCCGACTTTGCTCCTGATTTATTTGTTAGTGACTATACAAGAAAATGCAATCAATCTAGAATGCCTAGTATTGTATCAGAACAAGAAGGATTAAAATTAGAAGCACAAGGAAAGAATGTAATGAAATTTCCTAGAGACCAACCAGAAACAGGTGTATTGTTTCCAAGTGATGGGGATAATCAACAGTATTACGTGTGTAACCATAAAGAACATCCGTATGTTGGATTAAAAGAAAATAAACTCTCTAATTCAGATCTTTATCCATATACTCCTTGTTGTTTTAAAGTAGACCAAACTGAAAAAGATGAATATAAGCGATATTTTAAAGGAGAAGAAATAAAAGAACCTAAACCGAATAAATACGATATTATTACAACTGGTAAAATCTTAAAATACAATAAATATGGAACTCTTCCTTCCAATTTAGAAAGTTTTTTCAGTTTAACAGATGTAGATTACAAATATGAATACATCAGAAGAGGAATGTTTAGAAATGAAAACAGTTTTATAGCGTGTGTGATGGAATCCTTTCCAGATGATAATAATATATTAGAAGTTGAAAAAGATTCTGATGTTATGGCGGATTATCTTAATCGTATAAGAGAGAATTTAAATCAGCCTGATTTAATTGCTTCTTGTAGACAAGAATTCTATGATTTAAATACAGAAGAAATAGGTAAACTTATTACTAATTTGAATGTATATTTTGATCCAAAATTGTTCGTGCATATGATGGAAGAACTTTATAATTGTAATATTTTCATTTTTTCTAAAAAAACAGCAGACGGAGATTTACAACTTCCTAGACATTTACAGAGTTATTATAAAAATCGGATGGAAAAACAGTCTATTTACATATTCGAACACACAGGAGGAGAAACTGATAAAGCAACCTATCCACAATGCGAACTGATTGTTAAAAAAGAGGTTGTAGAAAAATCGGCAAAGGTTAAAAGCGTTTTTTCATACGATGAATCTAAAAATGTAAGAAACTTGTATTCAATAGTAAGAAACTCTTACGCCTTGAATAAACCGATCGAAGAAATTAATTTTCCTTTTGAAAAGTTTCCTTTTGAGATTGTTTCACAAGTGATAGATACGTATGGAAAAACAAGGGCATTAAACATAAAGGTAGATTCAGAACTAGGTTCCGAAACAGTCTCTTTATTTGTATCCCCTATTCAACCGATTAGAATACCTGAAACAACTAGAATTTACTATTCTTCGAAAATGAATACAATCTTAAATATTTTTAAAAAGTTAAATATAAAAGAAAAAAGCACTCAAACTAACAACCAACAAACTGTATACGGAACACTCGGGAACGTTTCAGTTTTTATGATAACTAAAAACGAAAATAATTCTATTTTAGAATTATACAACTTTAATAAAAAAATTGCTAGATATTTAACTGAATACACCTTTTGGATGTTCTCGAGATTTATGGTCTCTCGAATTACTTTTGAAAGAGAAAGAGAATTAGAAAAACCGAATGAAATAATGAAAGATATTTTTGAATTTTCTAGACAGGGGTTCAAAATTATAAAAGAATACCCATATACAAAAGATAATCAACCGATAAGTAAAAATTTCTCTCTAGATAGTCCAATTTTACAAGACGAAAAAATAGTAGTCAGAAATAAGGAAACTGTTAAACGTTTAGTCTATGTTCTTAGATTAAACGCATTACGCTATCTAAAAACAATTTTAAATTATCACGAAAAAACTTCTATTACGGATTACTATTTAGAATTAAGCGACTTTGATATTATGCCTAACCAAAAACTCTTGTTTGGTGAAGAATCCATTCAGAAACTTATAGATGAATATAAGAAAGAATATGTTTTAGACAACGAAATAAAGATTGGAAACGAACCATATTTTCTGAAAAACGATTTAATTGATGACAATGTGTATGTTGCTCAAAATGCACCTACTTTAGAAAAAGCTATTGATATTGGTAAGACTTGGAATACATATAATTACAATATTGGAATACAGAGTCTTAATATTCAAATATCAACCCCTTTTACATTGTATTCATATAAAACTCCTTCATATATTGAAGAATTAAAAGTGGTTGAAATTGATCTCGAAGAATCAAAACTTACTAAAAAACAAAAGGAAGTCAATACAATAAGAGAAGAACATCCTTTGATAGAAGGGTATTGTTCTTTACGTAACACTACTGGAACCCAGTGTTATATGAACTCAATGATGCATTTACTCTTTTCTATTGATACATTACGCATCGCTCTAAAAGAAACCGATATGCTTGGTTTACGTGATAATATAGAAAACAGTAATTGCCATAAAAATGATAAAGAAAGTGTTTATAAGGTTATTGGAGCTTTAAAAATAGCGTTTGATACTTTCACTGAAAACCGAAACAGTGTTATTAGTTTGAAAGATATTAAATTTGAAGAAAGTAATGTTTACGATATTTTATTAAATAACGCTAATTTTGAAGAACCAAGAAATCAACAAGACACAAATGAATTTTTAATGTCAATTATTGGAAAAATTGACTGTTTAATTAGCACCAACGACACCTTTAAATTTTTCTTTGACAGTATATATCATAAATATCGCAAAACTATATATTGCGTTTCAGAAAATCAAAGGGTAAAAGAACAGATATCAAATGTATTAAATTTACAAATAAACAAAACCAGTACAACTATTCAGGAATTAATTGAAATCTATCAAATGGAAGAAGAAGAAAAAGATAAGTCTAAACTGAATGATTGTAAATCTCCTTCAAATCCTGAAGGTTATATAAGAGCATCTAAAATTGAAATAAAGTCGTTAGAAACCACTGAATATTATATTATATCTTTAGTGCGTTTTACAGGAAATCAGAAAATAGACCAGAAAATATTTCCAAATAAAATTATAGTAATAAATGATATCAAGTATATAATCAAAGGGTGTATTAACCATTTAGGAAATAGTCAATCATCAGGACACTATGTGTATTCGGTCTATAATGAGGGTGTTCCTTCCTTTACAATAAATGATTCTAAAATAGAAAAACCGTATTCTGAAGATGAAATAGCTAGACTCGGTTATGTATACTTATACAAAAAAATATCAGACAAAGAGATTATCTCATTAGAACAAATTGCTGACAGAAACATATTTTTGAAATCAGATTTATTAGACTCTGTTGAATTTTCTAATACAAACGAAATTAAAATTATTGGTTATAAAATAGATGGAATTCCAACTTATACAACCTTGTTACCGTTATAAATTATTTATAATTTTAAAATAAAAATCCCGTTTTGGATTTTTATTTAAAATCCAAAACTATTCATACCAAAACTATTCATACCAAATCTATTCATACCAACTTATATACCAAAAACTGCATTTTTGACATTTCACAATTTCAGGAACAACATAATCTGTACAATATGTATTAATACACTTATTATACAATAAATCATTTGAACATTTATAACATCTTTTAGAACGGAATAAATTTCTTATACAAGAACAAAACAAAAAAGGCGAATTGGATATTTTGATATTAAGGTCCTCTATAATTCTACTTGTTTCATCGGCCATTAATTTTAACCAATTTCCAGCATATACAAATCCGTTTGTTCCGTTTGTGTATTCTTGATTTTTTCTAGAAACCTGAAAAAGATGAGATTTTATGTGTTTATTTAAATAAATAGAGTTAATTGAGTTTCCTGAACTTTTATCTATAATCCTAATTCTGTTTCTAGGTTTTCGGTCATACTGATCGTAGTATTCAACATATTTCTCTATTGAAACATAATCTTCAGTTAACTCAACTACAGAATCTATGATGATAGAAGGGGATTCTAAATAGCCAGATATAATGTGGTTAATAACATTTTGATCTGGAATTACCTTTCTTAACTCTTTAATGGTTTTAGAATTTCTTTTCTTTATTTTTCTTATTTTATTTGTTGATAAATTGTTGAATATTTCTTCACATCTAAATAAGTTTTTATAAAATTTTGTAGGAACGATATGTTGTATTTTATGAAAACTATCTTTATCTTCTAAAAATAGTTTAAGAATAGCGTGTGTATGTTTTTCAATAGTTAAATAATGTTCTAGTTCTTCAATATTTAAACTTTTTTTCAGTAAAGACAATAATTCTTGAAAATACATTGCTTTAATATCAAAAACTTCTCTCATTTTCTTTGCAATTATTGTAAGTTCGATAATTAAAATTCAATTAACCAAAATATTAATTGACTTATAATTATTAAAAAAAATTATAAAGAAATTAATCTAAAGAAACAAATGCCTAAACTTTATTTTTATCACGGAACAATGAATTCTTCTAAAACTGCTAATTTATTGATGGTTGCTCATAATTATGAATCTCAGAAAAAGAATGTGTTTATCATTAAACCTTATATTGATACACGCTTTGGAGCAGTAATTATTAAATCAAGAGCACTAGAAAAAGGAGTCAACGCTGACTATATCATTTCAGATACAGATGATTTGACTGATATAAATACCGAAAATGTTAATTGTATCATTGTAGATGAAGCGCAATTTCTATCAGCAATCAATGTAGACGGATTAAGAAATTTAAAACGAATTGTTCCTGTGATTTGTTATGGACTAAGAACAGATTATAGAGGTTTACTTTTTGAAGGTTCTAAGCGTTTGTTAGAACTTGCTGATTCTATTCAAGAGATTAAAACAGTGTGTGTTAATTGTGATAAGAAAGCAATTATGAACGCTAAATTTTGTTATGATAGGGAGACAAATATTAAACACATTATTAAATACGGAGATACAAAAATTGATTTAGGGGCAGAAGAAAAATATCAAGCGATGTGTTGGGAATGTTGGAGTGAACACGAATAGTTGGAGTGAACACGAATAGTTGGAGTGAACACGAATAGTTGGAGTGAACACGAA